AATGGCAAGCATAGTATCAGAAGATGTATTTGCTGGAGACAAAGACGCAGCTGCATCTAATTCTAATATGCAACAACAAATAAACGAATTAACTGCACCTAATGGTCCGTATTGGAACAAGATGGATCCTCAGCACGATGCAACGGTGCAAAAAGTTTTAGCATTGAGAGAAATAGTCTCAGGCTAACCACTATTTAGAACAACTGGTTTACCAGCTCTAAAAGACAATAGGACAGACTATCACCTACCAGGTGTTAAATGTAAGACAACCCTACGGGATAATTGGCTGACAATAAAACTTTAACTTAACAACAAGGAGACATTTTATGTCAACACAAATAACCACAGCCTTCGTAGAAATGTATAGTTCTAACGTGGCTATGTTAGCTCAACAAATGGGAAGCCGTTTGAGAGCTGCTGTGGATGTTGAAAATGTGACGGGTAAAAATGCATTTTTCGATCAGGTCGGTGTAACAGCTGCTCAGGTTAGAACGTCAAGACATGCAGATACCCCTCAAATTGACACTCCACACTCACGAAGAAGATTAAGCCTAAGCTCGTATGAGTGGGCAGACCTTATCGATGAGCAAGACAAAGTGAGAATGCTAATTGATCCAACTTCTTCTTATGCAAAAGCTGCTGCTGCTGCAATGGGAAGATCAATGGATGATGTTATCATTTCTGCTTTACAAGGATCAGCACAAGCTGGTGTTGCTGGTGCAACATCTGTTGCACTTCCATCAGGAAGTAAATTTGCAACAGCTAACCAAGCTGACGGACTAACAATTGCAAAAATGATTGCAGCTAAAAAGTTCTTTGACTTGAATGATGTAGATCCTTCAATCCCTAGATACATTGTATGTGGGGCAACTCAGATTGCTGATTTACTTGGTACTACTCAAGTAACATCAAGTGATTTTAACACCGTTAAAGCTCTTGCAGCTGGTGATATTGATACTTTTATGGGTTTCAAATTCATCTTGTCTAATAGATTAAACTTTGACGCAACAAACACGGATGACAGATTAGCTTTTGCTTTCACTCAAGACAGCATCAAATTAGGCGTTGGTAAAGATATCACTGCTAAAATTGATGTTCGACCTGACAAATCTTATGCCACACAAGTTTACACTTGCATGGATATAGGTGCAGTTAGAATGGAAGAAAACAAAGTTTTCCAAATCCCTTGTAACGAATAATAGATAGGAGATAAAATTATGGGTACTAAAAACTCAGACTTAGTGGCTAATTTTGAAGCTGCTCCTCAGGTTGCAAATGATGCTGGATTGTTACACGGAGTTGTCCGTGTAGCACAAGGCACTATTGCACTTGCTGCTGGTGACAGTGATAACGATGATGTCGTTATGCTTGCACCAATACCAAGTAATGCTGTTGTATCTCAACTATTTGTTGGTTCAGATACCTTAGGTGGATCGTGTACGTTCAATATTGGAATTTACACTTCTGCTGGAGTAGTAAAAGACGAAGATGTATTTGCAACGGCTGTTGCAGATGCTGCTGCTATGGCAGATGTTCGTTTTGAAGCTGCTGACATCAATACTGCTGGTCAGAAGATGTACACGTTAGCTGGAGACTCAAGTGATCCAGGTGGATATTACTATGTAGCTGCTACAATGGCTGCTGATGGTGGTACTGCTGGAGACATGAGCTTCAACATACACTACGTTGTAAACTAAGCACTAAGCAAACTATGGGGGTAGTCGTTATGGCTACCCTCATACATTAAGAGATATTTTATATGACATCACAAGTTGACATAGCCAACGGAGCTTTAAATCAAATTGGAGCTTCAACTATTATAAGTCTGTCTGATGACAGCAAAAATGCACGCATGATTAATCAACGATATGACATGGTAAGAGACCGTGTGTTTCGTGAACATCCATGGAATTGTTTATTAAAACGTGCAACGATTGCAGCAGACACGGCAACACCTGAGTATGAATATTCATACCAGTACACATTGCCAGCTGATTGTATTCGATTGTTAAAAACATTTGAAATGCAAGATGATGTTGATTTTAAAGTCGAGGGCAGAAAAATTGTTTCTGATGCTGAGACTATGAAGATTTTATATGTGGCAAGAATTACAGACACCACACAATACGACACAAGTTTAATTGAAACACTAACAGCTGCACTAGCAGCAGATATTGCTTATGGCATAACTGGATCAACAACAATGATTCAGATTATGGAAGAACGATATAAAGAAAAATTAAAAGATGCTCGATTTGCAGATGCTACCGAAGGTATGCCAGACGAATTGGACTCTGATTATCCGTTTATTGCATCGAGGTTTTAATGGCTAGATCTGCCTACCCTTACACCAGTTTTACTGGTGGAGAACTGTCTAAAGATTTGGATGGTCGAATTGATTTAGAAAAGTACAAAGTAGGATGTAAGACAATTGAGAATATGATTGTCTATCCTCACGGAGTAGCATCAAGACGGCCAGGCACAAAGTTTATTGCTGAAGCCAAACGTGGAACTAATGGCACAGCTCACAGACTTATACCGTTTGAGTTTTCAACGACACAAACATATATGCTTGAGTTTGGTGATGAGTATGTACGTTTTTTTAAAGACAACGGCATTATTACAAAAACTGGTTTAAACATATCAGCTATTACCAAAGCCAATCCAGGTGTAGTGACATCAGCTACTCACGGACTAACAGCTGGTGACTATGTTATATTAGATGGCATAGTTGGCATGACAGAATTAAATGGCCGACAATTTAGAGTTGGCACAGTTGGATCATCAACTACATTTCAACTATTAAATACTGACGGAACTAATTTTAATACAACATCATTAACAACGTATGCATCAGGAGGTGTAGTTTATCCAATTTATCAAATAACATCACCTTATCCATTTAGTGTGTTGCCTGATCTTAAATTTGCACAATCAGCCGATGTTATGTATATCACACATCCATCGTATGCTATTCGTAAACTATCAAGAACTGCCCATACTTCATGGTCGTTTTCAACACCAACATTAACAACTGGAACTGATTTTATTGTATCAGCTATCACACAAGCTAATCCTGGAGTTGTATCTACAATATTAAATAATGGTTTAGTAAAAGGTGATTTTATAAAGTTTGCCAATATTGGTGGCATGACATCATTTAACACTGGCGTATTTAAAGTTGGTGATTTAAAAAATAAAATTACAATTAGTGGCATTACTAAAGCTAATCCTGGAGTAGTAACCACATCAGCAGCTCATGGATTGATAGCTGGTGATAGTTTTGATATTACAGATGTTGTTGGTATGACTCAATTAAACGGTAATGCATTTAAAGTTGGAACAGTTCCATCTACCACTACATTTCAATTGCAAAACGGCAATGGTATTAACATTGATACAACTGATTACACAACATTTGTTTCAGGTACATTAACTGGGCCAGATCAACATTTTGAAGTGCAAGATGAAAATGGAACTAATGTAGATACATCAAGTTTAAGTTCATTTAGTGGATCAACGGGTACAGTTACAAAACTAAACAATCCAGTATTAAACTTAGGCACAAACAACTATCCATCGTGTGTGTCATTTTTTGAACAACGATTGGTCTTTGCAAACACTAATAACAATCCGCAGACGATATGGTTTTCACAGTCTGGTGATTACGAAAACTTTACAGAAGGTACAGATGCAGATGATGCAATGAACTTTACCATTGCTAGTAACAAAGTTAATGCAATACGTTATTTAGCTGCATCACGATCATTATTAATTGGTACAACGGGTGCAGAATTTTTAGTAACAGGATCAGATAGTGTTAATGGACTATCACCTACTAACATTAATATTCGTAAACAATCAGCTTATGGTAGTGCCAACAAAGATGCTATTACAGTTGGCAACCTTGTGTTGTTTATACACCGTGCCAAACGTAAGATACGAGAACTAACATATAACTATGATAGTGATAATTACATTGCACCTGATCTTACGGTATTAGCCGATCACATAACTGATAGCCTGGTTACTGACTTTGCATACCAACAAGAGCCAGCATCTATATTGTGGGTAGTACGAACTGATGGTGTGTTAGCTGGATTAACATATCAACGAACTGAAAATGTTATAGCCTGGCATAGACATATCTTAGGAGGCATGGCTGATACTGGTAAACAATCAGTAACTAAAAAAATACCTTTAACTGTTTCTACTTCAACAGTAAGTGTAGGTGACAATGCAATAACAAAAGCATCTCATGGTTTATCTACGGGTGATGTTGTTAGTTATTATGCAGACTCAGATCCTATTGGTGGATTAAGACAAGATTTGTTTTATTATATTATTGCTGTTGATTCTAATGTGATCCAATTTGCAACAACAGAAGCAAATGCAACTGCTGGTACTGCTGTTGATTTATTATCAGTTGTTTCAGGTAAATCTGTAACACATTATTTATATAAAGAAGTAAACGTAAGAACAAGCACGTTTTGGTCAGCTGCACATGGTTTTGGTGATGGAGATATAATATCTTATACAGCAGAATTGATTGCTGATAAATTTACTGGATTAGAAATAGAAAATCCATACATGACAATAACAGTTGATGGTAACTCTTTTAAATTAATTCATCAATATGATTTTGAAGATTTTAAAAAATCAGGATTAAATTATATTAATACTAACTATGTTGCCGTTGGAACAATTAGTACGACATCAACAACTCATAAATGGTTAACTAACGCAAAAGTAAAAACCATTGCAACTATACCAACTGATAATGCAGAAGATGAGTTGTATTTGATTGTTGAACGATATGTAAATGGTGCAACTGTTAATTATGTTGAATTTATGACACCGTTTGATTATGGAAACAGTCAAGAAAATGCATTTTATGTTGACAGTGGATTAACGTATTCTGGTGGCAAGACAACATCTATAACTGGATTACATCATTTAGAAGGTGCATTAGTTAATGTATTAGCAGATGGTGCAACACATACAAATGAAACAGTATCATCTAGTGGAATTACACTAAACAATTTAGCAGAAAAAGTGCATGTAGGATTTAATTATAAGTCTGTATTGCAAACCATGAGAATAGAATCAGGTGCAGATGACGGCACAGCTCAAGGCAAGATAAAACGTATTCATGGTGTAACAGTTAGATTAAATGATTCACTTGGATGTAAAGTAGGACCAGATTTAAAAAACTTAGAAACAATACCATTTCGTAACTCATCATTACCAATCTCATCTCCCATACCATTGTTTACGGGTGATAAAGATGTTGAGTTTAGAGGTGATTATGAAAAAGATGGACATGTGGTTGTCGTGCAAGATCAACCATTACCATTGAACTTAGTAGCATTGTTTCCAAGACTAAATACATTTGATGCATAACTATACTATTAAACCATTTCAATCAGCACATGCTGATAAAATAATCTTAATGGGTGAATTTGAAAACTACTCAAAAGATTACCCAACAGATGCACTTGAAACACAAGATGCATGGACTGGCTTTTATAATGATCAACCAATCGTTTGTGGTGGCATTAACTTTTTTTGGGAAGGTGTTGCTGATGTATGGATTATTATGAAAAAAGGCTCTAACAAACATAAGTTTTTTATGCTGAAAAACATAAAAGAAAAATTTGAAGAAACAATAACAAAACGTAATTATCATCGTGTCCAGGCAGTCATTCGATCTGATTTTACTGACGGATTACGATTTGCAAAATGGTTTGATATGACACCTGAAGGTGTTTTGAAAAAATATGGACCAGATGGCAAAGATTACATCATGGTAGCAAGGATTAAATAACATGGCAGCAGCAACAGTGATGGCATTTTCTCAGATACAAGCTGGGAGACAAGCACAACGAGTAGCAAACTACAATGCACAGCTTTATGAAATGGATGCAGTTAATGCAGAAAATGAGGCCATTGTCGTACAGCAAAAAGCACAATTAGAAAAAACAAGATTGAGAGATCAATTTGAAGGTGTCCAGGGTGATGTCCGAGTTGGTTTTGCTGGAGGTGGTGTTGATCTTGGATCAGGAACTGTATTAGAAATTTTAGAACAAAACCAAGAACAATTTGAAATAGATCAAAATTTAATTCAATACAACGCAAACATAGAAAAAGCTAATTTACAAAATCAAGCTGGCCGTTCACGATTTCAAGGTGCAGCCTCTATACAACGTGGCAAGTATGCCAAATATGGATCTAGGCTTAAAGCTGGTGCTACATTGCTTGGTGGTGCTGAAGATGCTGGAATGATAGGAAATTAATATGGCTATTAAATTATATAAATCACAAGTTAATGTTTCAAAACAACAATCGTCTGTTCCAACTGCTAAATTAGAAGGTGATTTTGGACAAGCTGTATTTGAAGGTCAACAACAATTGCTAAATACAACAATGGAGATTGAGCAACGACACCGATCAATGCAAGAGGATAAAGATGTCATAGAACACACAACTAAATACAATGAAGATTTAAATGAAATTGTTGTAAATCATAATAAATTAAATAATTACGATGAAGGCATGGTATCGTATGAAACGGCTACTAATGAATTATTAACTAACACAACTGCAAATATTAAAAACAATAATGTAAAAAGACGTGTTGAAAGTCACGCATTAAAATACAACAGTGCATATAAAATTGATATTGGTAAAAATATTAGAGCCAATAATACAAAAGTATTTAAAGACTCATTAGAATTAAAAAAGAATGAAGCATTTAATACAATATTAACTAGCAATCCAGCATTGCAAACTCAAATGCGTGATGAATTATTTATTGGACCAAATAGTTTATACAACCAAGAATTAAATGCTGGAACTTTAGAAGCTGGGGTGACTGAAGAAACATACAATCAAGCACTAGAAAATGATTACGAAAAAGCAGAAGCTCAGTATTTAATATCAACTAATGTTAGTGAATTTACAAAAAGAGATAAAGAAGGAGCATATAATAATTTAGATAATGCAGTTTATGCTGGATTAAAAATTGCTGAAACTAATGCTATAAATTCTGCAAATACTGCAAAAAAAACAAATTATACAGATCAAAAAACTATTATAAAAGAAGCAACAAAAGAAATATTAGAGTTTAATAAAGAAGGTTATCAATTTGATCCTGAAATACAAAATACTGTTTTAGAAAATGCAAGAAATTTACATAAATTAATTTTATCAGATCCTGATAAACTTGTAAGTGGCCTTGAAGGAACAATACAAAGTTTAGAAGAAATAACATTTGTAAATGAATATATAGCATCAGAAAATTTAAAAAATAGACCTACTGATGAAGTAGAAGCATATAAAAATAGTATTGAAGAAGAATTACAAAAAACAAGTGGTACTAAAAATTTTAATCCTAATTTAATTCCAATATTAAAAGCAATTGATAGTATTTTAGAACACAGAGAAACTAACAAAGACAATTTATTAACATGGGGTAAATCAAAAACTGAATTTATAGAACCTTTAAACATTGATGAAGGTGTAATTATAGATGATCAAACTGCCTTAAATAGAAGAAAAACAGCACTTTCTATTGCTGAACGATTAGATGAAATTCCACAATTTTTTACACCTCAAGAAAGAACAGAAGCTATTAAAGTTGCCTCAAGTGGAAGTAAAGCAGCAATACAAAATTTAATAAACAATGTTATAAAAGTTGCTGGGCCAGATAATGCACCATTAGCATTTCAAGAATTATCTGTTGATGGCTTAGATAGTGGTGTAGCTCACATTGGTACATTACAAGCACGAAATGGTGGTGATTATTCTCGTGATTTAGATAATGCATTAGATGCAATTGTTTTAATCAATAACGAAAATACAAAAGATCAATTTAAATTATTTAATCCAAAAACTCAAATAAACAAAGTAGATACA